TTACAGCGCAACATTTTTTCGCAAAATGAACCACCCGAAAACGGATTACAGAATACGAGAGGCCCCAAATTCAAAAAAACAGGGTTCAAACCTTTGCAACAGTAAAGCTACAGCGATTTTTGGTTAGTTCACCTGGTGAACCTATGGAGGTTTTGCTTGGATAGATTGGTAGTGAACTCCGCCACCGGAGAAGTTGTTAATGAAATGCACGGCAAAGACAAAATTGTCCGCGAAGCATCCATAGAACACTTGAGCCAATTTCAAACGTGGAAGATTGAACACTTCTACAAGGGCAATATGTCCGAGCTTAAAAAATGGATGAAGGATTTAACGCCAAACGAAAAGGCCGTATTGTTTACGGTAAGTCCATACGTCGGTTACGAAGATTGCTGTTTAAAGCATGAAAATGGCGACATGATTACATTTGATCAAATTGCGGAATTGTCCGCTTTAAGCAGAGGCGCGGTATCGCAAGCCCTAAATTCGCTTATTGATAAAGATATTTTATACCGAGGCAAAAATTCAAAAGAGCGGCAATACTTTATGAATCCCTGGCTGTATTGCAGAGGGAACCGCATAAACAAGGTTTTGCAAACAATGTTTCGGAATTACAAAATAAGAGTTTATGACGGAAAGCAATGGAAAAATTTAAAATGACGCATAAGCGAGGCGATTGACATGGCAGGCAGGCCTTCGAAGCCGGTGGGCCTTATCCTGATGGAGGGAAACAAAGACCACCGCACAAAAGAACAGCTTGAAACCCGCAAAGCCGCCGAGCAGGCATTATATACCGGATTTACATTTCACGAATCCAAACAGGTTCGCGATAATCCGGAAGCCCACAAGGTATTCGCCTGGCTGCGGCGGCTTTATAAAAAAATCACATACATCGACGGGCTGGACGAGCAGACAATCAACCGCTATTGTCTGGAAGTGGCGAACACATGCGGCCTGCAGCACAACCTGCAGCGGCTTAATGACAGCCTGGCCGAGTGCGCCGACGTCGCGGAAAAGCTGAAAATCTTTGAGCTTATCAGCGACACGCTCCGCGCCATGAACAAAAACAAGGAGCTGCTTTTAAAATACGAAGACCGCCTATTCCTTAACCCGGCATCCCGCATCCGCTCTATTCCCAAAAGTCCGCCGAAAGAACAGGCGACCGGTGGCATAGCGGCATTTATGAAAAAACGAAGTGAGGCACAGTGATCAACAAAGACCGGGCGCTTGAGGTCATAGAGTTCATATCGTTCCTGCATCTTACGGGCGACTTTTACGGTCGTCCGTTTGTTTTACAGGACTGGCAGCATGATGTGCTGTGGGATGTTTACGGTACCGTCGGGGATAATGGCAGACGGCAGTATCAGTATGCATATCTGGAAATCCCGAAGAAAAACGGTAAGACCGAGCTGACCGCCGCCATATCGATTTATCATCTTGTCTGCGACGGCCCCGGCGGTCAGATATACTGCTGCGCCGCAGAGCGGGAACAGGCGTCGTTAGTTTACAAGGCCGCAAAGCAGATGATCGAGCAGGACCCGGAGCTTGAAAAGCTCGTCCGTGTCGTTGACAGCAAGAAGGAGATATACAATCGAAGCACCGGCACGTATATCAAAGTCCTGTCCGCAGAGGCGTACAGCAAGCACGGCATAAATCCGACCGTCGTTATATTTGACGAGCTGCACGCACAGCAGAAGCGCGACTTGTGGGATTACATGACGTTCGGCGCAGGCTCCGCCCGCGAGGAACCGCTTTGGTGGGTTATCACCACGGCGGGCGACGACCCTGACAAAAAGTCTATCGGCTGGGAGATACACGACCAGGCGCGCCGCATTCGCGACGGCGAGATTTCAGACCCTACTTGGTATGTGAAGATGTACAACGCGCCGGAGGACGCCGACATATACGACGAAAGGCTGTGGTTTAAAATCAATCCTTCGCTGGGCGTTTCCATCGACATCGACAAGGTGCGGCAGGAAGCGCTTAAAGCCCGCAACAATCCGGCGAATGAAAAGCTATTCCGCTGGCTCCGCCTGAATCAATGGGTATCCCTCAAGCGCGTCGGCTGGCTGCCGATAACGCTGTGGGACGAAACCGAGGGCAAGTGGAATCCCTCGGAGCTGCTGAAAAAGCGCTGCTATGTCGGCGTTGACCTTGCGCGAACAGTCGACCTTGCCGGAACCGCGCCGTTATTCCCCCCGCAGGATGGGTTTGACGATTGGCGTTTTTTTGTAGACGCCTTTATCCCGGAAAACAAAATGAAAGAGCGCATCGCCCGCGACCACGTCAAGTATGACGAATGGGAGCGCGGCGGTTTCGTAAAGGCCACGGCGGGAGACGTTATCGACTACAGCTTTGTAAAGGCAAAAATTGAGGAATATGAAGCGCTGTATGACGTCGTCCACTATTGCGCCGACCCGTGGCACCTGGAAATATTAAAGCAGCTGCTCGACCCGGAAATATCAAATAAATTTATTGACATATCGCAGGACTGGAAGGGACACACGCCCGGCATGAACGAATTGGAACGCCTGTTTTATTCTAAAAAAATAACCCACGCGCATAATCCGCTTGGAAGGTGGGCGTTTGGCAATGTCGTTATATCAACAGACGGCAACGAAAATATGAAAGCCATGAAAAACCGCAGCATCGACCGCATCGATCCGATTGTGGCGCTTATAAACGCGGCGACGGCGGCGACGAGGCTGGAAAAGATCAGCATCTACGATACCCGCCCGGCGGGAGATAAGCTAATTTGCTTTTGAGGTTGCTATGAAAAATACATCGGCAAAACTTTATGACATACTGTCAGAACTCGCTATGGCGGCGGGTTTTTTACTGCTCGTTTACGGCGTCTATCAGATTTATGCGCCGGCGGCGTACATCATCGGCGGGGCGGGGCTGTTCCTGTTCGGATTTCCGGCAAGGAGGCTTAAATAATGGGATTATTAAAAAATATGATCTTTAAAAACTATTCCATGGCCGATTTTGACAAGGAATTTGAATCGCATTTTTATGGCGGGTGGAGAAGCAATACCGGCGTAAAGGTAAGCGAAGAATCGGCTATGAAATTCTCGGCGGTATATGCCTGCATCCGCATCATATCGGAGGATATCGGGCTGCTTCCGTTTGAGATCCGGAGGTGGAGGGATCCGCGGAATAAGTCGAAAGGCTCCGACGTGGCCTTTGATCACCCGCTGAACGATGTGCTTTTAAATTCTCCAAACGGAGAAATGAACGCCATGACCTTTGAGGAAACTTTTCAGAGCCATATTTTGCAGTCTGGAAACGGCTACGCCTACAAAACGCTGAACAATCGCGGCCAGGTTGTGGGGCTGAAGCTGCTTGACTGGTTCGACATGACCGTAAAGCGGGACAAAGACACGGGCGAGGTCTATTACGAATTTAACGACAGAGGCAAGCCGATACCGTTTCGAAAGGATGAAATATTTCACATTCCGGGGCTGGGCTATGACGGCCTTGTCGGCTATTCGCCCGTAAAAATGGCGATGGAGGCGGTGGGGCTGGGCCTTGCCGCCGAAGAATTCGCCGCGCGGTTTTATTCCAACGGCGCAAATGTCGGGGGCTTTATAACAACTCCAGAGGCCGTAAAAGACAGGGACGCGCTGAAAAAAGAAATAGATGATAAATTTGCCGGACTTGGCAAAGCACATAAAATCATGGTGCTGGAAAACGGCATGACGTTCACAAAGCTCAATATGAACTTGGACGAAGCGCAGTTTTTGGAAACGCGTCGCTTTCAAATAGAAGAAATTGCCCGGATTTACCGCATGCCGCTCCACATGATTCAGGATTTGTCTCACGCCACGTTTTCCAATATCGAGCATCAGGATTTGGCATATGTCAAACGTACTTTGCTGCCTTGGGTGAAGCGCTGGGAAATTGGCACAGACACGCAGAACTTAACGGCGCGCGACCGGGCGCAGGGGCTTTTTTCCCGCCTGAATATGGACGAACTGTTGAGAGGCGACGCGCCGACGCGGGCAAACGTCAATCATATCAAGCGGCAGGACGGCGTGATCAGCGGTAACGAGTGGCGAGCTGTTGACGATATGAACCCGCGCGATGAGCCGGAGGCCGACAAACTGCTGATAAACGGCAACATGCGGGAAATCGGCGTCGTGAATTCCATCGAGCCGGTGAGCGGGCAGCAGGTTGCGCAAAACAGCCTTGAAGAAAAAATGGACGCTTTGATTACAGCGTTACAAAACGGAGGTGAAAACAGGTGAAGAAAACATGGGAATTCAGAAATAAGGCCGAGGACAAGGAAACCGGGGAGCTGCTGCTTTATGGGGAAATAGCAAGCATAGCGTGGTACGAAGATGAAGTAACGCCAAAACAATTCAAGGCCGACCTTGACGCGCTAGGCAATATTAAAACGTTAAATGTCTACATAAACAGCCCTGGCGGGGATGTTTTTGCTTCGCAGGCTATTTATACAATGCTTAAACGTCATTCGGCCACAAAAAACATTTATGTCGATGGGATCGCGGCGTCCGGAGCTTCCTTGATTGCCATGGCCGGAGATAAGGTTTATATGCCAGCCAACGCCATGATGATGATCCATAACGCATCGACAATCGTGTGGGGGTTTGCGGCTGATTTGCGCAAAGTCGCAGACGAATTAGACAAAATACAGGCTGCCATGGTACCCGTTTATGCCATGAAAAGCGGTCAAGAGGATAAAAAAATCATTGAATTGCTTGACGCCGAAACGTGGATGACCGCGCAGGAGGCCAAAGATTACGGGTTTGCGGACGAAATCGAGGAAGAAAAACAGATAGCCGCAAGCATAAACGGACGGATTTTGACTGTCAACGGGCAGCAATTTGACCTAAAATCCTTTAAAAACGCCCCGAAAATGGCGATTGTCCAGCAAAACGAGCTTAAGAAGGCTGAAACCAGCGATAAGCCGGACGCCGACCGGCTTTTTATATTGCAAAAGCAAATCGATCTTAAAAAATCTAAATTCAAGTATCAGGAGGAAACAAGATGAACATTCAGGAGAAATTGCAGGAAAGAGCCGGTCTGATCAAGCAGCAGGAAGATATTCTTGCCAAGATTCAGACCGAAAAACGCAATATGTCGGTCGACGAAAAGGCCAATTTTGACAAGTTGGACACCGCAATCGGCGAAATTGAGGATACGATCGACAGGGACAAGAAATTTCAGAGCAGGGTTAGCGATCTGGACGGAACCTATAAGGATTTCAAGCCAGAAAGCGAACCCAAAAAGCAAGACAAGGGGTTTGAGAGCTTCGGCGATATGCTTGTTGCCGTCGCCGCTGCGGCCTCACCTACGGGGCGCTTTACAAACTCCGGCAGGATCGACCCGCGCCTTGTCCAGAACGCCGCATCCGGCGCAAGCGCGAACGTGCCCGCCGACGGCGGCTTTTTGATCACGCCCACCCGTTCAAACGAAATCATGAAAAAGGTTTACGAAGGAAGCCCAATCGTCAGCTCGTGCAGCTCCTACGAAATCGGCCAGTATTCCGACAGCCTGGAAGTTCCCTACGTCGAGGAATCCAGCCGGGCGACTGGTTCCCGCTGGGGCGGGCTGAGGGCTTACCGCGAGGGCGAGGTTGACGCCGCGACTTCCAGCCAGACGAAGCTCGGCATGTGGGAATGCCGCGTATCCGACATGAAAGCGCTGTGCTACGTTACGGAGCGTATGCTGAACGATGCGCCCGCGCTTGAATCGCTTATCATGGACGCAATGCCGCAGGAATTTAACTTCAAGCTTCAGGACGAAATCCTGAGCGGCACGGGCGCGGCGCAGTGCACCGCCGTTATCGGTCATGCCGGCACCGTATCCGTGGCCAAAGAATCCGGGCAGGCCGCCGCCACAATCGCGTTTGAAAACATTGTCAAAATGTACACCCGCTGCTGGGGACGTTCCCGCCCGACCGCCGCGTGGTACATCAATCAGGACATTGAACCGCAGCTGTTCGCCATGTCAATGGCTGTCGGCACTGGCGGCGTTCCCGTGTTCATGCCGGCAAACGGGCTGGTAAGCAGCCCTTACAACACCTTGATGGGACGCCCCATCATTCCGGTCGAGCAGTGCCCGACGCTCGGAACGGTCGGAGATATTATCCTTGGCGACTTTGGCGAGTATGCGCTTGTGCGCAAGGGCGGCCTTGTCGGCGCGTCGTCCATCCACGTGAAATTCATCTATGACGAGATGACTTTTAAATTCAACATGCGCGTAAACGGCAAGCCGAAGTGGAAGTCCGCGCTGACGCCCTACAAAGGAAGCAGCACCCTTTCCCCGTTTGTCACCCTCGCGACCCGCGCTTAACCAATAAAATCAATCAGGAGGTAAAATAAATGTCTAGAATGGTTTTGGCCGAACAGGCCCATATTGTAAACATCCTGCCGCCTCAGTCAATTTCCGGGGCGGTGACCAGCGACGTATTTTCGATGCGCAACGCTTCGCATTGCTCTATCATTGTAACCTGCGGGACGACCAACGCGGACGCGGGCAACATCACTATCGAGGAATGCGACGACTTCACGCCGACCAACGACACCGCAATTGATTTTTATTATTATGCGGAGACGACCGCGACGGGCGACACGCTTGGTCCCCGTACTCTTGCGGCGGCTGCAACCGGGATTGACGTGTCGGCAAACGACAACATCACCTACGTCATTGAGCTTGACGCGGACGAACTGAGCGAAGGGTATTCCTGCCTTGAACTCAAATGGTCGGCGCCCGGCGGCGCTACGCTGGTTTCGGCAGTTGCGATCCTGACCGGCTACGCATATCAGGGCGTCGATCAGCCCACGGAAATAGCCTGACAACAGGGGCGGGCAACCGCCCCGCAAATTTAGCCCAACCAGGGCATTACCCGAAAGGGATGGAGGTAAATTATGACTTTACTTAATTCCAGATGGGTTTCCGGGCTGCTTGAATTTTTTGTAAAGGCCACCGGAACCACGATTTTTAAACTTACGGCTTCCGGCGCGGAGGGCGATCTTGTGGGCGACGTGACCGGAAACGTATCCGGCTACGCGCTGAAATCCGAAGCGCGGACGGCGACAGCGGACGGCACCGGGACGGGGACTATTTCGGCTGGCGTGACCCACGTCGTTGTGACCGCCACAGACGCGAATCACATCATTACGCTTCCCGCACCCGTTCCGGGGCTTGTTATTACCCTGCTTAACGGCGCGACGGGTTACGAGCTGCGAAGTTCCGCACCCGCCACAATCGGCATCAACGGCGGCACGGGCGCGGCGGTTGAATCCGCCGTCGCCGCGAACACAGCCGTTATCGTACGCTGTGTATCCGCGACCGCATGGCTTGGCTCGACCATAACGACCGCCGGGGTGGTCGGAGTGCTCGAAGTCGCCGCGTAAGGGGTGACATAAAATGACCGGAACCGCAAGGGCTACAGCCGCGACCGGGGCAATCGCTATGACGGTTGACCCCGGCAGAGCGTGGCAGCTCGAAGAAATCCGCGTCCATCTCAGCGCGGCGGGCGGCGCGGGAAACCTTACCGCAACGCTGGACGCCAACGCCGGGGCCGCATATGACGCCGTTATCTTTACGCAGGACATGACAAGCACAGCAGATCTTGTCTATTCGCCTGAGCGTACGATGCAGTTTGAAAACGGCGACAAGCTTGTTGTCGCATGGGCGAACGCAAGCAACCGGACTTACGGCGTCGAAGTCAAGCATAAGGCGGTGTGAGCATGAGGATGATTAACGGCGTGGAAGAAACTTCCCTTGCAATCGCCGCAAAGGCTGATTTGAGTTTGATTTCACAAGCGACAAACGTAATCTACGTTGACAACAAGCGAACTGATACATACACGGAAATCGGCACCTACGTGCTGCCGTTCAAAACAATTACTGCCGCAATGAATTCCATAACCGGCAACACCTCAAGTAACAGATTTTGCATTAAAATCGCGACCGGCGCAGCATACACAGAAACATTAGCCGTTAATAAGGACTTTGTAACTTTGGAGGGTTATGGCGAAACGCTTTTGAGCGGGGCGATAACTCTTTCTGCTCCGCATTTCAGGCTTAAAAACCTCAAGACAACGGGCGTTGTTACCGGAACGTATACGGCAGCGTTTTTGGCCGAAATGTCTGATTGCTCCGTCTCAACCGGAAAGTGGACGGTATCCTGCTCCGTTTCGGGCGCATATGTACAAATCAGCGGCGGAACAACTCTATGGACATCGGACATTGATTTATCAGGCATAACCGGAGTGGTATCTTGCCAAGGCGGGTATTTTGAAGGAACTCATACGTTCACAAATTGCTACATGGAGTTAATAGGATTCGAGAATTATGGCGGAACCATAAATCTTGAAGCGGGGACAGAGGTGCATATGGGCGGCGCTCTTTGCATTGATACTGTCGTTAATCTTAAAACCGGAGCCACTGCGTATATAGACGCAGCATCGGCGAGCGGAATAACCCTCAATAATACCGGGGGAACGATACACCGCGTTACTGACGCGCAGATAAACGCTTCTATTCTGACCGGCCTGTCAACGGCGACAGCTACGGCGATTACGGAAACAGACACGATATTGACGGCGCTGGGCAAGCTGCAGGCGCAGATCAACGCGCTGTAAGGAGGCCGCAAAATGGCAAGGGCAAACATCGGTCTGGCGGGGGAAAACGTCAGATTATACCTCGGACTTTCAACCGACGCGAAACCGACTGAAAATGTCGGCGTCGACTCCAAGTTTCGTGAGCGCGACACGGGCAGGGAATGGATTTACGACACAGAAAGCGGCTGGACGCTGATAGCTTAAGGAGGCGCTTGCGATGTCCGACTGGAAAGACTACAAAATCATAACGCCTGTCGCGACGGAGCCGGTGACGCTCGCGGAGGCCAAGCTGCATCTTCGCCTGACCTCCGGCACCTTTGCGGACGACACGATGACCAGCCAAAGCATCGCGCCCGGAAGCCACAATATCGCCGCCGCCTACGGACTTACCGGGGCGGCGGTTGACGTTCTGGGCATGGAAACGCTTGTTAACCTCAACGCGGGCGCGTGCGGCACAGGCGGGAGCGTAGCGGCAAAAATCCAGGAATCCGACGACAACGTCACATGGACGGACTTCGCGGGCGGCGCGTTTACGACCGTCACGGAGGCGAGCGACAACGCCGTGCAGGAGCTTGAATACACGGGCGGCAAGCAATACGTCCGCGTAGCCGCTACCGTCGCCGTAGCCGCCTGCGCGTTTTCTGCGGAGGTTATAACGAAGTCCGGCGATGCGACGGAGAATACGCTGATCGAGGCCCTGATCACGGCGGCGCGCGAATACTGCGAGGACTACACGGGGAGGGCGCTTGCGACGCAGACGCTGGAAGCTTACCTTGACCGTTTTCCCTGCCGCGATTTTTTTGAACTGCCGCGCCCGCCTCTGCAAAGCGTGACGTCGGTCAAGTACAAGGACAGCGACGGAACAGAAACGACCATGACCGCCGATACGGATTATCTGGTCGACCTGGACAGCGACGTCGGGCGGATCGTCCTGCCATACGGCGAGAGCTGGCCCAGCTTCACGGCGTACCCGGTTAATCCGGTCAAGGTGCGCTTTGTAACCGGATATTACGCGTCCAACTTAATTCCAAAAAGCATCAAGCAGGCAATGCTGCTGCTGATCGGGCACTGGTACGCAAACCGAGAGGCTGTGGGCAACGTAGGCGGGCAGGTCGAATTTGCGGTCAAAGCACTGCTGAGCATGTATAAAAGCTGGTGGTTTTGATGCTTAAAGCGGGAGAACTCAATACGCGGATTACAATCCTGCGCGAAACGAAAACTTACGATGAGTACAACGCGCCTGTACCGGTATGGGTAAGCGCCGAAACAGTATGGGCAGTCGTCATTACCACCGGAGGCCGGGAATATTACGCGGCGCAAAAGCTTAACGCGGAAACCTCGGCGGTTTTCAAGATTAGGTACACGAGCGCTATCAACGTCCGAATGCGAATCAAGCTTGGCAACAGCACTTACGCGATCATAAGTATCAACGACGTGGACAACAAGCATACGGAGCTGCAAATTAGCGCGAAGGAGGTGGTCTGATGGACATCGAAGCTGCCTTTACCGCTTATCTGCTTGCCTATATAGGGCTTACCGCGCTGATCGGCAATCGCCTGTATCCCGACGAAACACCGCAAAGCGTAAATCTTGCCACGCAAACTGCCGTTGTGTATCAACATATATCCGCAGGTTTTATCCATACGCATCAGGGACAAAACAAAACAGAGCTGCCAAACTATCAGCTTACAGTCTATGCGCCGACTCGTCCGCAATGCAAAGCCATAGCAGCCCAAATTAAAGCCGCCCTGTGCGATTACGTCGGCACGATGGGCGGCTTAACTGTCCAATACATCATGCTTGTAAACGAACTTTTTGATACCCAGCACCCGGGCGACGGCGTGACGGTCAGCACGTGCGACCTGGAATTTGAAATCGTCTATAACAGGAGTTGAATAAAATGATTTTTGCAAAAGGCACAAAACTCAGTTGGAACGGCGTAGACGTGGCGCTGCTGAAAAATGTCGGAACCCCAGAGTTATCCATTGAAAGCAACGACATAACCACACACGACAGCTCCGGCTATGTCCGCGAATTTTCGCCGGGACTTGCCGACCCCGGAAGCATCACGCTAGAAGGATATTTCGACGAGACGGATACCACCGGACAACAGGCCATGTATACGGACGCCGCCGCAAGAACCTCAAGGACCGTCGTCATTACCGGCCCAAGTTCGGCGTTTACTATTACTTTTACGGCGTTCATTACGGCCATAAAGATGATAGGCGACGCGCCGATTGACGGGCAGGTTCCGTTTACCGCAACGCTCAAAGTGGCCGGGACGCCTGTATACGCCGTGACCGCCGTGACCGGCATGTCCGCTTGCGGCTTCAGCAACGACGTACTTATGATGCCCTCGTTTGCCATAGGCACATATGAATATGTCGTGACCATTACTCACGGCGAAAGCTCCACCATTATTACGCCCGTCGACGCCACCAGCGGTGAGATTATCACCATTACGGCAAACGGCGCTTCGCAGACCGTCACGACCGGTAATGCGTCAAGCGCTATTACTCTGTCGGCCTCCGCGATCACGGACATTGTCATCGTCATATCCAAAACCGGATACGCCTCAAAAACATATACCTTCCATTGCGCGGTGCTGGCCGCATAATCTGCGGGGCGGGTAAAATCCCGCCCCTATCCCTTTTGCGGGAGGTTTTATGAAACCGTTCGTCATTATTTTTTTAGACCGCCTATATCATTTGCGGCTTACATTCGGCGTTATTCTTGAATACGAACAATATACGGGGAAAATGCTCTGTGAGCTTGCGGACAGAGACGCCAAAGGAACTATAACGCTATTGTGGCTAATGATGCGCCGGGAATCGCCCGAGCTTACACTTGAACAAATGGCAAAACTTCTTTTAAAAGAAAAGAACGCCGCGTTTTTTCACGCCGCCGCATGGGACGCCGCCGCCTCTGCGTTTGACAAAAGCGCTGCTAAAAGCAAGGAATATAAATCAAAATATTTTGATATTACAAATTATATAAAAACGGCGTCCGAGATGGGGATATCGATAGAAAATTTTTTAGGGCTTACGCCCGCCGAATTTAATTTGCTGTCAAAGGCACATATAAAACGCCGCAAAATCGAACGGAACGACCGCGTAACGCAGGCGTGGTTTACAGCCCGCTTTGTTCGCTGGCGGGGCAGCATGCCGGAGCTTTCAGGATTTTTAGTTGACGCGGAATCCGAACCCGCGCCCATGCGGGAAATGACCGATGCGCAGATGCAGAACGCCTGCAAGCTCTGGTGCGTGTCCATGGGCGGAAAAATCTTGGAGGGATAGCACATGAAGGGGCAAGACATTTTAAAGGAAATCACAGTTAAGTCCGGGCGCAGGAATGAGGCTGTAGGCGTTAAATTTACTTGCGGGATATCCGGCTTCGATGAGTTATTGAAGGATTTTAACGAACTGGGCGAGGATGCAATCCTTGAACTTGCAGAGCCGTCGACCGAAGCGGCCAATATCATACTTAAAAAAGCCCGTACAAAAATACACCGCACCTATAACGACGACAACGATCTTTACGAATCCTTAAAGGTTGTCGGGCCGGGAAGAAAAAAAGGTCACGCTACGCAAATATTTTCCCGCGTAAGCATCGGCAAAGGCGGCGCTCACGGCGTGCCTCTTGAACTCGGTCACAATGTGGTAAGACACGGAGATACCTTCGGCAACGTCAAGGAGCATCCCTATTTGCGCCCCGCCGCCGACGAAAGCCGCGATGAGGTAGCAAACATCATGACCGACTATATGAACGAAATTATATCCGAGCATATGGAGAAAAAATTATGAGCAGCATTATTCGTTCCCTGATGGTCAAAGTCGGAGCCGATTTATCCGACTTTAAAAGCAACATGGCGACCGCCGCGAAAGCGATGGAAAAAGGGTTCGGGGAGTTAAACCTTACCGACACCACCAGCGCCATTGCGGGATTAAACGATTCCATAAAGCTCACCCAGTCTGAATTTAAGGCCGCGACGGCGGGCATGTCCGACTGGAAGGACAACACGGACGGACTCAACGCCCGCATAAAATACTTAAATGATACCATGGACGACCAGCTGACAAAGCTGGAGGGTATGCGGCGGCAGTATGAGCTTGTATCGGCGGAATCCGGAGAAAACAGCAACAAGGCTGTCAAGCTGAAGATAGCGATTAACAATCAGACCGCCGAATTCAAGAAAAACGAGGCGGAGCTTAAGGACGTTACGGAGCGGCTTGATAAATTCGGCAAGGAAACGGACGACGCGGCAGAAAAAACCTCTTTGTTTGGCGACGTCTTTACGGGCTCTTTTTGGGCAGGAGTGGCGAAGGATGCGCTCAGCGCAATAATAAGCAAAATCAAGGAGCTTGGACAAGCTGCTTTTGACACCGCCGACGAGCTGATGCAGTTATCGGCAAAAACCGGGCTTACGACGGAACGCTTGCAGGAATTGCAGTATATCGGTGACGATCTTGGGGTATCGCTCGACGAAATAGCGAACGCGCAGGTAAAGCTTACCAAAGCTATGTATGGGGCCTACACCGGTACTGCGGAATATACGGAAGCGTTCCGAAAACTCGGCGTAACGATCATAGATCCGACCACGGGCGCGTTAAAAAGCGCGTCGGACGTTATGTGGGAAGCTTTTGAGGCGCTTAATAATGTAGGCAATGAAACAGAGCGGGACGCTCTCGCAATGAAAATATTCGGCAAATCCGCAACAGAGTTAAACCCCATTATTAAAGCGGGAACGGAAACTCTTACCGACCTCGCGACGCAGGCTAAGGAATCCGGAGCGATAATGACCGAAGAAGCGGTCGCGGGACTTGACGCTTTAGGCGACGCGTGGACGCATTTTATACAAACTGCGGAGGCCGAAATCGGAGAATTTATTTATTCTCAGACCATCGCGGGCGATAAAGAGCAACAAATTATTTTCATGATGAAAAGCGGATACTATACCCTCGAATCGGCGGCGGCGTTCATGGGCATGACGATAGAGGAAGTCACGGCCATCATGAACAATTATAACAACGAGCTCGCCCAAACCACGCAGGCCGAGGCCGACGCGGCGGCTAAATCCGCCGAGTTGGAAGCGGCGACAAGCAAGCTTGGCGAATCTCAGACGGCCATTGAGGAAGATCTGGCAAGCTTGCAAAAAGCTTATGAGGACGCTTACAACGCCGCGTACAACAGCATGTCCCAGCAGGTGGGATTGTTTGAGGACCTTGACGAAACGGGGCGCGAAAGCACCGAAAGCCTTATTCAAAGCCTGCAAAGCCAGATAGACTACATAGCCGAGTACAATAAAAACTTAAAAGCCGCCATGAAAAAAGGCGTTGACGATGGGCTCATAGAACAGCTATCGGACGGGTCGGAGGAAAGCGCTCAAATACTTGCCACGCTCGCAGGCGCATCCGATACGCAAATAACAAAAATCAATGAAAACTTCGCAAAAGTCGAAGAAGGCAAAGCCACATTTGGAACTGCAATAGCCACCATGGAAACAGATTTTACCGCCTCCATGGATGCAATCGACCAGCGCATGATTGAATCCGTCGAGGAATTCAATCAGTCCGAAGCCGCGCGCGAAGCCGGGCAGGAAACGGTAGAAGGGTACATACTCGGGCTTAGAAGTAAGGCCGCCGCCGTGCGCGCCGCCATAAGCGTACTGACGGGCATAACGACAGACACCATGGATGAAGACCTGGGTATCAATTCCCCCTCCACGGTCATGCGCGACAAGGGGCAGAACGTCGGAGAGGGCTATACGCTGGGCATTGAAGACCAGGAACCGGCATTACAGGAATTAATTAAAAGATTTTCCAAGGATACGGCAGACCTGACGCTGCCGAACATATCCGCATACTCCGCGCCCGATTTCAGCGAGCTTTCCGGATTAAACGAATCATTTAAAACACCGGCAGCCGAAACCGGCGCGGCAACAGGCGTCGCCTCGGGCGTCCAGACCGTCACGCACACCGGCACAATCCGCGTCGAGGGCGTAAGCAGCAAGGGCGAGCTTGTCGGCGTCGTCGATCTTATCGCGGAGGATATGGCCAAGCAGTCGCGGCGGTATCCTTCCGCGATATCCTTTAATTCCAACTATTAAGGAGGCGGACAGGCATGGCCATCACATGGGGCAGCACAGCGCTGTCCGTCGTATACGGCACGTGGAGCCCGTCGCAGTCCGCCGCGCAGCTTGTGGAAACCCTGCTGCTGCCCGACCCGGACAACCTCGGCGCGGTATGCAGCGTATTGCAGCAGCAGGGACGCAAGCGCCGCAGGGTGAGCGGGACGCTGATGCTCGACAGCATGGGCGACTACGAAGACCTGATGGACGACAAAGAGGACGGCACCAGCCGCACGCTCGACGACGACGACACGGTAAACGCATCGCATTACATCGAATCCCTCGGCGCGCCTACGCTCGAAGCGCCGGGGCTTATCAAAGCCGCTATAACATTCGTGGAGGCTTAGCCATGCTTGCATACACGTCCGCCGAAAAGGCTCTGATCCGCTCCAACGCGCATATCGGCGCGAACCGTCCTCTTGCGGAAGTGACGATAACCGGGCAGCCGAGCGGGGAGCGCCTGCCGCTGATCTCCGTCAGCGTCCAGCCGATCAAAAACGGCGCGGGCCTCGCAACCGTCGTTATCGACAACAAAGCTGGCTACTACGCGCCGGACAGCACGGGGGACTGGGCTAATATTATCTGGCCGAACGCGGAAATGACCGTTAAACTCGGTTACGGCTCCAACCTCGAAACCGTTTTTACCGGGCTGATTGACAGCGTCGAAATGCGCACCTTTCCGCAAACACTGACTATCGTCGCCCGCGACTATATGAAATGGGCGCTCGATCAGACCGTAACGGACGATGAAGGTTACCGCTCCATCGATTACAACGGTACGGTCAACGGCATTTTTACAGACCTGGCCGAGCGCGCGGGATGGGCGGCGGCGGATATAGATTGCGACGCGCAGACAGACATAATTATGATATCCTTCGTCCATGAAACCTATGCCGACGCCATGCAGAAGCTCTGCGAGCTGTACAATTTCGAATATTACGCCGACCGCGACGGCAAGATTCATTTTCACTACGCGACCGACCGGCAGCCGGAGGCGGCGGATGAATCCGTCGCGCTGCACGATACGACAGCGGAGGAACTTGCCGAGTATCCGATTGTCACGGCATCCATACGCGTATATTCGGGGACGTTGGAAACGGGGACGGAATACACAAAAGACACCGACTATACCATCGTCGAGGGCGACAAGGATTCCCCGTGGACTATCGCGCGCATAGCCGGAGGCGGCATAGCCGACGGCGCGACCGTCTACGTGTCGTATGTATACGCGGCGTGGGTTTTCGAGCAGGGCAAGGACATTGTCACGCTGGGGTATAAGCTGGACGATTCCGGCATATACCGCACGATTACCGTACTCGGCAAAACCTCGGCCAACGCCGTATGCGACGGCGACGCGACGTACGGGAGCGCGGATTATTATAACTTGCTGAATCAAAAGGTGCTTATCCTCAACGATGAAACCTCCGCCACAAGCGCGGCCTGCGCAGTCGTTGCCGCCCGGACGGCGGTCAACTGCGGGGCGAAGGTGCGGCGCGTGGATTTTCAGGCCGTCGGCAATCCGTACCTTGACGTTGGAGATTGCATAATGGTCATCGAGCAAAGCAGCACCATATCGGAGATTTACCGAATAGCGGCGACAAATCATCAATTTACCGCAAGCGGCAACTCGATCATAACAACAACTCTTGCGGCGTATTATTACGGCTATGCCCCTGCGGAATAGGAGGAACTTATGACGCTTGCCCAGCTTGTCAACAAGGCCGTCGATGATAAAATCCAGAAAATGCGCTCCGACGCATCGAAGTTTAACAGCGTTGATATCACAAACGCCATATGGGTGGGGCTTGGCAGCGGCGGCTCCGGTTCCGGCGCATCCTCTTATCAGGCAGCGTTTCTGATTGCCGACTGGGTGGGAAGCTCGGCGCCGTACTCGATAACCTACGCGGCGGCGACGACGGGCTTTTCAAGCAAATATCTGTCCGTTTTAGTTTTTGACGCGGGAACGCCGAACGATTACACAACGCCGGATTACACCGTTTCCGACGCGGGAGAGGTAATCATTTACACCAACACAGCATTTGACGGCTATGTCGTCATAACGGATTTAAGCGGCGTCGGCTCCACCTCCGTTTCCGCCACTCTCGCGGCGGCAAGCTGGGTAGGTTCGGCGGCCCCGTACACGCAGGCGGTCACGGTCGCAGGCATGACCTCCACTAAAAACGGAAACGTCGGCGTGGCTCAGTCGGCGACGGCGGCGCAGCGCACAGCGGCAAGGGCGGCGCAGATGTCCGTAACGTCTCAGGGGACGGATACAATCACAGTCACAGCGGACGGGACGCTTCCCACCGTGGACATACCGATCACGGTTATATTGATAAGTTAGGAGGGGTGTTATGCCGATTATAAGCAGCTTCCCCAGCGGGGGCGACGTTGATCCAGGAGAACTCATACAAGACGGCTTACAGCTCGACATCAACCCAGATACAGATAACATTACGGTTGATGGCAGTGGCTATATAACAAGCTATGTGCTTAATGGTATTTCGTGCGACGATCCACAAGATGTCAAATGCGGAGATAGTGTGAGCTGGTTAACAAGTGGTACAGATTATTTTACAATTACCGACGATAACAATATATATCATTACCCTGGAACGAGCACCAACAGAACTATTCGGTACACTGCATCCGAGGCGTATGCCGATTGTGAAATAACGTATCAAATTAAGTTATCCGGAACTGGGACGTTAACAGGTTCAACGTTTTTAAGGCAAACAGACCACGGGACGACATCATATAATGGATACAGACTCACGTTGTCGTCTACTGCGTTGACACTTTCGTCTGCATCTTCCGGTTCGTTAACTACGCTTGGTACAAAGGCGTTAACGCTATCCTCTGGCACATGGTACAGCATTCGCTTTAAAATTGTGGGAACTGCAATTAAGGCTAAAATCTGGTTAAGCGGTTCGAGCGAGCCGCCATCATGGGATATAGAAGTAACAAATTCAACATATTCAGCTGGCAGCATTGCCATGTACGGATCGAATGCAAATGTATATGCATATTTTAGTAATCTGCAAATTTATCTTTCATCGCAGGTGTCTGGCGCAGCAACATTAGAAAGCGATTCAACAATCCTCAATGGGGAAAAAAGGATTGTCGCATCTGATTCAATTTCCGTGCTTTTCCCAACGACTTTGGGCCTATCCGAAATTGCCGCAAGAACGGTATTTATGCTTTACAGACTACGCGAAGATGGGTACAGGTATAATGCATCATTTTTTAGAGCTGTCGGGCTTTCTCTAAAATTTGGAGTTGTCGGGGAAGATACAGAAACTTCGGACGGCAAAAATGTTATTTCTATTTTTGGGAGGGCCGGAACCACATCCTATGCTGCCAACCAATACGATATATCTATATCGCGGGAAGATAGATTTGAACTTGTTTGCGCAAAAGCAGCGGACAATTCAACCGGAATCACCGGCTATACTTATGGAATCCAGGAAATTACAAATAGAAGCAAACAATGGGCAGAAGTGGATTTTACTACATTAGCTGTTCCTACTGGCATGGAACTCGCGCGTTTATTATATTATAACCGCGTATTGTCCGACGAGGAGCTTTTGAGTGTGCATCAATACCTTGCGTATACATATGGTAAAAAATATTATATTGGCCCGGCTTTTTTTCATATATAAAGGAGCTTTATCATATGACCGACATCGAACAAAAACTTGCCGCCGTGTGCGGGGCGGTCGCGCTTATCTGTATCATTTATTTAATCTGCGTTTTGTGAGGGAGTTGTAAACCATGGACGCAACGGTTATCGTCGCGGTATGTTCTCTGGTGGGTTCCGCTCTTGCCACGGGCGGCGGAATCTTAATATCAAACAAGCTGACCAATTACCGGATAGAACAGCTTGAAAAAAAGGTCGATAAACATAACGGGCTGGTAGAGCGGATGGTAGCGGTCGAGGAATCCTCAAAATCAGCGCACCACCGCATTGATGAACTTGTCGAAGCTAAAATTAATACATAAAAGGAGAATCATTATGTCAGAATCAACTACATCCAGCACCGCGACGACTGTCGCCGTAACCGCAGATACCACCACCACCCAATCCCGCTGGAAATCCTACGTCATGTGGGCGGCTATTGTATCTCAGATTATCGCCATCTTTGGCTTGCTTGGGCTGTGGGACAAGCTCGGCATTACGTCGGATACGTTTCAGGGCATTGCCACGGCAATACTGGAAATGCTGACGTTGCTGGGAATTATCAACAGTCCGACAAACGCAAACAGCTTGTGAGGTGAAGTATGAAGCCGATTATTTTATACGCCGACGAAACGGACAAGGTGACGATTACAAAAGCAAAACTGGACAGTCTGATAGAGGAAGCGTACAGGCAGGGTATAGCGGACGGAGAACGGGCTGTAACATATTCTTGGATTGTACCGACGCAGCCAGTTAATCCGTATGAACCGTGGATAACATACAAACCCAGCTCCGCAGATTATGTTCCAAGGTTTGTAACAACTTTGGAGGGAATTTCATGACGACGCTTGAACAAAACATCCCCGTCCTCGACCTGTGCGGCATACGGGCGTGGTGGGATAAAGGCTACACCGGCAAGCTCGGCCTGTCCGCCACGCCGGAATACCTTGATGTTACCCTGCCTTTGCTAGAGGGCATGGTAACGGACGGCAGGGACTCCCCGGGAACGGCTACCGCGCACGGCTACCAGACCGCCATGATACACAGGATGGTTATGCCGGAGCGTAAAATAGTCATGCTCGATCTGGACAAGGCCGGTACGGACGCGCAGAAGCTTATAGACTTAGGCGTGGACGCGGTATACAAATCGCAGTCCACGACTTCAAAGCAGAGCGAGGAAACCCCATACGACGCGGCTCTTGATAAATGCACGCTGTTTTGCTCCTCCGGCAACTACGGGGACGACGGGTACAACAAATTCATGAACTCGGCGTGCTGGTTCGGCGTAGGCGCGGTAAGGCTTGAAAACGGCTCCGTCGTCACGGAGGGCTACACGTCGGAGAGCGACGAGGTGGATTTTGCGGGCTTTGCCAACCTGTACATACCCAACGCAAAGGGCAACCCGTACTTATTCAACGGCACGTCCTGCGCGTGTCCGTTTATCGCGGGGCAGGCGGGGCTTATAAACGAGCTGATGCTTGCAAAAGCAGGCTATACGCTTACCGCCGCGCAGATGTACGCTTACCTTAAGGCGCATGGCGTCGATGTAGACGATACCGGCTGCGACGTGCGTACCGGCTGGGGCTATGTCGTTCTTCCCGCGCCGGACGTCGCCGCGCGCGAGCTGTTCCAGCTTGCCAAGATAGGCGACAGGCTGTATGCGGAAGCAAAAGCGGCGGGGACTATGCGGAACACGGCGGCGTACTACTTAAGCCTTGTTAAGGATTGGAGGGCGGCGTAATGCTGATACTTATTGACCCCGGACACGGCGGTACCGATCCGGGCGCCGTGGCTACAACGGGCCAGCGTGAAGACCGGACAAACCTGAACGTGGCGGGCTACCTGAAAACTGCGCTGGAAGCCGCGGGGCATACCGTAATTATGACACGCACGGCGCACGATCAAACCGTATCGATCGCCGCGCGTCAGGCTGTCATTAAGGCGGAGCGGCCTGATCTCGTCATCAGCATACACCATAACGGCGCGTCGGCGGCTTCGGCGCACGGCGCGGAGGTATGCGCGCAGATAAACAGCCTGACGGGCGCTTATGATAACAAGTCTTACCGACTCGCGGGGTTTATCCTCTCCGAGTTTGAAACGCTCGGCCAGAATATCAGGGGCATTATCCGCAAGGCCAACAGCTCCGGCAACGCCGATTATTACGGCATCCTGCGCACGGCGGCCACATATGGTATACCGGCTGTGATAACCGAATACGCTTTTATGACCGCGGCGGACGTTTGTGATGTCGACACCTACGCCGAGCAAAAAGCCGAGGCGGAGGCCATAGCAAAAGCAGTGAAGGAATATGCGGCATAATACCCTAAAGAGCATCGACAATATTCGTGCCGAAACATTTCACAAAAAATGGTATGATACCGTATCAGACGAGGGGGAAGCCAATGTGACGCAGACGCAATTGATTTACGAGGCTTGGGGAAATACTCCGCGCCCGATTATTTACAATACCTCTGACGGATCCGGAAGCGCGGTGAAGACGGTATGCAATTTTGTCGATCCCGCAACGCACGGGGATTATAATGCCGCCTGGTGCGGCAAGTGTCTTATCTGCGGCGCGGAATCCCATGGCGGAATAACTGCGCTTAAAATGCTGGGCGGTAACTATACGGATTGGCATCTGCACAAGGAATCCGGATCGGATCATATATGCGCCGCCTGCTCCTTTACGATGCTGCTGAATATGGAATCAAACCGGTGCTCGCTATTCCGCTATTCGTTTGTCTCGGAAAAAATGCTTCACCTTTGCAATCGCGCTGAAATGCGAGACTGGCTTATAAACCCGCCCGAACCGCCGTTTGTGATGGTCGTCGCGGTTTCGCAAAAGAAGCATTTGGCGATAAAGTCCCGCGTTTCATATAGCCGCGATATTTATTTTTGCAATTTTGAGGAGGAATGCGTACAGGTTAACAGAGGAATGGCGACGGATATCATCCATACCTGCGAAGCCCTCAGGGGTATCGGCTTTACAAAGGATGAGATATCAAGAGGCACTATCAGATATGACAAGATAAGCCGCTTTAAGCTGGCAGATTGCTATGACCGCATAAACAATCTGTTGAGGCCCGCAATGGAAATGCGGATATTTGCATTGTGCTTATTCGTGGCTCAAAAAATGGACGAGGAGGAATCTATACGTTATTTGGGTTTGACACAGAAAACGAAGACGCCGCAGCCGGAGCCCTGCTAATCTACGCAGTTTACCGCAGCCGGGACATCAAGCGAGGTCCGTCCGGATATGATATGTGGAGTCAAATCGAGCGGTTTGTCCGGCGGGCCGCAAAGCGGGCGGATGGAATTGGCGATTTTTTAAAATCCCTCAAGCCGCTTATGGGGTGCGGAGCCATTAACCCGCACTGGAGCCGCAGCGGGAATCCGGCCATGAACGCGGTACAGTTTGAAGACGGTTCCATTTTTGTTCACGGGGGGGACGATGAGCCGCGGGATTTTATGCTATCAATAACGGAAGCATCCCCGGAGCGACAGCAACAAATAGTAAATATACTTTACGACCAGACACAGCGGATTATTTTACTGGTGCGCGACCGCTTGGAGCGCGAAAAACCGTTTGACCCAAAAATTACTGAGGTAACGGAGGATTAGAAAATGGATAAAACATATCATATCGAAACGGTTTATACCCTCAAACAGCCGCTCTCCCACATCGGGGAGAGCGAGAGTACGGAGACGTTTTTAAATACCGTCCGCGTCCTTTGCTCCGACAAACCCGTAGAGGTATTTGTCTACACCGGCAATGCCATACGCGGCGCATGGAGGGACGCGGGCGCGGCTTACCTGCTTGACCGGTTGGGTGAGATTCAGGTGCCAAAAAAGATGTTTCATATCCTTTTTTCCGGCGGAGCGATTTCAGGAGATCAAAAGATTGACGTCGAGCAGGCCAAGACCATGCGCGCCATGCTGCCGTTTGTGTCGATTTTCGGCGGCGGCATCGGCAATCAGATCCTTTCGGGAAAGATCGTGCAGACCTTCGCTTTTCCGGTCTGCGCGGAAACGATCGGCATCATACCGGACGGAATCGACGGCGTCGACTACGGCGCGCGGGCTACAAGCTGGCGCAAAATGACCGACGAGATCAGCTTTACGCGCAAGGACGACAGCAAGGACCTGCTGGGAGATAGGTATATCGCGCGCGAGTTCAAGCTGCTCGACGGAGACGCGGACGAGAAGAAAAAGAAGGACGAGCCTGCGACGCAGATGCGCTATACCGCTGAATGTATGATACCGGGCGTGCAGTTATGGCACAGCCTAAATATTACCTGCAATGAAGTGGAGTTGGGCGCGCTTGTCGCGTCCATTCATCAATGGGCGAAGAAGCCGTATCTCGGCGGCATGTCCGGCAAAGGCTTTGGGCTGGTCGATGCCGATATCCGGATTGTCGAGGCGGATGGCACCCGTACGCCGTTTATCGACGTAACGGACGGAATTTTGCGGCTCGCCGAGCCGGCAAAGGACGCCAAGGAGCAGTATGACGCACAGATGCTCAATCTCTATCAGCAGTATCTTGACGGCAACAAAAAGACGCTTGTCGGCCTGCTGGAAAGCGGTGTCGGTGAATGAGATCGGAGACCGAACCGTTTAAGGTAACATGCCGCTTGCTCGACGGCCGCGTCAACTCCGCCGACGGCTTATTTTTTTTAGACGGCATCCTATACCACGCGTGGTTTTTAAAATACGCCCCAAAGGTGCTGACCGGGGAGCAGAAAGAGGAAGCAACGGGCTATTACGGCTTGCCGCTTCGGCAGTTGCCGAATAACAGATATGCCGCGTCGGTAGGGTTTTATAAAGATTACGGTACGCATATCGAATACTGGAATAAGCGCCCCGACTGGGACAAGGACATAAAATACCTTGAGGGCGGTGGCAAAATCACCACAAGCACGGGAACGATGCGCGCTTACCGCATGCCGCAGGTCATACATACCGTGAGCGACATAGAATTTTACGGTTACGGGACGATCGACAAGGTGAGGGAGCTGCTGTCATATATACCCGCCGTCGGCAAAAAGCCTGCAGCCGGATGGGGCGCTGTCCGGGATTGGATCGTTGAGCCGTGGCCGGAAGACTGGAGCACATGGAGCGACAAATACGGTCTTATGCGACCGCTACCGGTTGGCGAGGATGCGGGGCACGATCTGAGCGGGTATGTCATCCGCGACTGCGCGATCCGCCCGCCCGCGTGGAAGGCCTGCAATCAGGTAACGTGCTACATGCCGAGGTGCGCGGAGTGTTGAAAATATGCATGTTTGAGGTTTGCGAAAGACAGGATAAGGGCAGCATAGGCGCGTTTTATGTGCGGCATCATGCGGAATTGGCGGGTTATCATATTGACGTCGCGGACGGCCCGCGTGTCGGGTATGATGTGGAGCTGGCCAGCGTACATCATTGTACGGATTTTCCGCGCCTTGCCGCCGCACCGAAGCGGGCAAGGTGGCGTATCGTCGGCGGCCATCCGATGCAAAACAACCCGCGCCCATGCATACCTTATGCAGACGCGATCTGCATCGGCGAGGGAGAGTCTTGGATTAAAGCGGCGCTGCGGCTGATTGAGGATACGGACGATATAAGCGCGCTGTCTGCTTTGCCCGGAACGATCATGTGTAAAGACTGGGAGCCTGGGCGCAAGGTTCCGAGTGCAAATATTGAACGCCCATTGCCGGACAATCCGCCATATCTTAATCGCCCCGGCACGCTATCGGCGGCATGGTACATCGAAATGGCCCGCGGATGCCCTTATCGGTGCGATTACTGTGAGCTGGGAAACAGCTTGCCCTATCGCCCGTATAAGCGAGAACACCTTGAAAAAATGATAGACGCCTGCGAAACCGGCAAGACGCGGAAAATAAACTTTTACGCGCCGGACGAAGCAAGTCATCCGGCCTATGCGGAAATGTATAAATATCTGGGGGACAAAGGATATTCGGCCGCATTTTCGTCGATGCGCATAGAATCCGTTTTAAGGAATCCGCCGCCCCTTAAAAATAATCACCTGATACGCGTGGGCATAGACGGGCTGACGGAATCCACGCGCCGAAAAGTTAATAAGCCAATCACGGATCAGATGATCCGTGATTATTTTTCACTATTTATAGACCGCGGGCACTGCAACTTTAAAATGTTTATGATCATTGGGTACCCGTGGGAAACGCAAGAGGATTTTGACGAGTGGTCGGTCATGATGGACAGGCTTATGTCTTTGCCGTTAAAGAAAAATATTTCACTTCGCATAAAATGGACGCCGCTGATACCGCAGCCTTGCACGCCGCTCGCGGGCGTCAGGCCAAACTATACGTGGGATATGTATTATGCGGTGGAGGAATGGCACGCACGGCACCGGCTGCCACAGCGGGAACCGGGCTGGCATGTGGAAAACGACGGCCTTATGTCAATACGCTCACACGCGGAACAGTGCGCGCTGACGGCAGGAAATGAATTTGAACTCTTCCGATACCGCGACGCGAAGCCGCCTTTAGCAGAGTGGGCGCAAGAGGAGTATGAAAGGCGGCGCTAACAATGCTTACCGACGCCCAGCGCGCGCTGATCGAGAGCAATCATCACGTTATCTACGCCGTACTCAAAAAATACAGTCTTCCCGCCTGCGAATATTATGACGTTGCCGCCGAGCGCCTCTGTCTTGCCACACGGAGTTTTCGGGGCGATCCGAGCAGATTTTTCAGCTATGCATTTGTAGCCGTGTCCCGAGCGGTATGGTCCGCAAGGAGATGCCGCCCGACATGCAGTATCGACAAGCTGCAGATCGCCTCGCCGGACGCTTACGCCGAGGCTGAGGATAATCAATATTTATCCGACATATTTCGGCGCTGCAGTAATTATATGACGCCGGCAGAGCTGGAGGCGCTTCGGCGCGTTGCCGGCGGAAATCCGAGTCGCAACAACTCCCAAGCGGCGGCGCGTAATCGGGCGCTCAAAAAATGCCGGGCGTACCTCGCCGGGCAAACCTTGCCGGAACTCAACGCCAACCGCTCAATGTCTCCCGTAGAGCGGCAGGCGCGAGACGCTCGGATCATTAGACTCCGCGCACATGGGTACGCCACCGATACGATTTCCAAAAAACTTAACGTATCCGATAGGCTGGTGCGTCAATTATATTTCTCCGCGGGAAAGCCGCGCTATAATACCTCTGCCGACATAGCCCGCCTGCTGGGCGTCGACCGCTCAACCGTCTTAAAATATGCGGAGGGCGTCAAGGCCGGAAGGGTATGGCAAATTGATGCCGTGCCAAAAATAAAAAAGCCGTACAAAAGGTACGGCAATAATTACTCAAATGACGATCTGCGGACAATATTATCACATCCGAGCTGGCCGGATTGGCGTATCGCGCAGGAGATCGGACGATCGGCAAACGCGGTGCACATCAAGCGGTGGAGGATGATTAAAGCCGGGAGCTAATACTCCCGGCTTTATTTTTATTCCGCGAATTTGTCTACTATGATCTGGCTGATTGATTTTCCGCTTTCGCTCCGCAACCTTTCCAACCGCCTTTTTAGTTCTGCCGGAACAGTCAAGTTAAGGGTTTCGCGCCCGTCCGCAGCCTCCTCAGGCTCACCAAACTCAGCGGCATACTCGTCGGCGCTAAGATGTTCCTCCGCCCACTCGCGGGCCTCATGCGGCGCGTACGGCCTGATTTCCTCGCCGGGACCGCCAGAATTGCCATGCCACTCGCCGTATTTACTATTGCCTCCGCCCTCGCCGTGTAAAAAAAACTTACCCGCTTTTGTCCTGTAAAGCCGCTCTCGGACAAAACCAAAATCATTGCCGTACAGGCCGTTATCCCAATCACCGATGCATTTTGCCGTATCCGTGTTGTATAACGCTCCATTAATGATTTTTTTCATTTTTTATTCCTTCTCTGTTTTAATTTTATCCCACATATCGGGATATGTCTCGGCGTACCAGTTTAAAAAGTTGCCATACAAATTATTTTCGGCCTTATTGCGGGCATCGCAAGCGCTATTAAGTTCATGATGCAGGCCAAGATAATATCGCCGTTTTTTAAAACTTATATAAGCTCTCCATGCATTCGCGTTTTGATCCCAGCATACCCCGCGGCATCCAGACTTATTAAGAGACGATAGCGCGGATGATGCCAAATTATTTACGCTTGTGCCGTCGACAAAGCTGATTTTTGCTCGGGCGTTCGGCAGTCTTATAATAGATAGCGCGTCGTGCATACACCCGCATGATTGTACATTTTTGGACAGCAGCCTGACGGTTGTCACCAAAACTGTTTTTCCACAGTCGCATTCGCAGCGCCAATAATAATTATTGCGCTTGTCTTTTTTGTCGGTGCGCTCTTTGACCGCGAGCCGCCCAAAGCGGCGGTTAGATATGTCTTTGATATTACTCATTTTAAAACTTAATTTCTCCGCAAAATGTAGCGTCGCAAATAATAGTCTCGTTATTGTCTTCCCCATCTTCGCGCTGCACACCGTGGATAAGGATTACGCGTCCGTCTGAGTATTTTTTAGCCTTATTAACCAGCGTTTCCAGCTCGTCGCTGTACATCATATCGCTGACACCAATCCCGGACGTGCCGTTAAGCCTTTTGGCTGAAGCGTTGTACTCTATGCCGCGCTCATCGTATAAATCAAAGGATTTTGCAACTACATCGCCGTCGTTATAGCTTACCGTTGCGTTATATCCATTAAGCCCGCGCACCGCGTAGTATCCGCCGCAGTTATCGGTAAGGTATTCTTCGAGCTGTTCGGCTGATGTAAAAGTTGTCATTTTTGTTGCCTCCCTTAATCTTGATTGCATATTCATTATACATCAGACTATGCGCATTGTCAATAGAAAATGGAGGAAATAATAAAAATATTTTTAGAAGGAAAGGCCCTTTCAGGCGGAGGGGGGGCTTATTTTTCTACTGCTTACATATTGCTACATTTGCTACTTAACAAACCTGCAAGGTATTGATATTACAGCATTTTTAAAATTGAATTTCGCCCCTGCTAAGGGCGTAGGCCGGGTAACCGGCGCGAGAGTTCAAATCTCTCCTTCTCCGCCAAAAACCTCGAAATGCCTTGCCGTGCAAGGGTTCCGGGGTTTTTATTTTTACATAAATAAAATTAAAAAGTTGAGCCGCCTTATAAAAAGTTAAATTACTGCTACGCTATTGCTACAGTTTTCCCCTGCTTTTAAGAGGCCGATTCTTTATCTTTATCCTGCCGGAGCGTATTAACCGCCGCGAGTGATTTTGCCGTGTCGATGTGGATATACTTTTGCGTCGTGGTAAATTTAGTCTGCCTCATAATTTCTTGGATAACGGACGGCGCTATATTGCCCAGGGCTAAAGCCGTGGCCGTCGTGTGACGGCAGGAGTACGGAGAAAGACCTTCCCTGCATTCGCAGCGCTTTATCATAACCTTAAATGCGGCGTAAAAATCATCGCGGACTAATGCGCATAGCATTTCTCCGGGCGCGTAGTCGCATAAATCTTTAAGCACCGGCATCATAAAATTAGCTATGACAATCGGCGTTGATTTTCTCTTTTTTGTTTTAAGTCCGCAACCCAATATAGATTGATTGCTCCAGTCAATCATATCTTTTTTGGCAATAAACAATTCACCCGGCATCATGCCGCTGTAGATCATAATCAGCGCGTACCCGGCTATTTTATCTCCCTTGCCGTATGCAGCCCACAGGTTATTAAGCTCAGTTTCGTTAAATGGCATCGTTTCCTCCGCGTCAAGCGGTGGAAGAACAATAAAGCGAGATAGATTGGACAATACAATCTGCTGCGCCGCCGCAAGCTGGTAACAGTGGGAAAGCACAGATTTCATTTCCCGCGCCGGGTAAAAGGTCTTTGCGTTTTTATCAACGCAGTCCTGAATATCAGAAACCGTCAGTATGGTAATGTCGCGCAAAAAAATATCGCTCATGCGTTCATGGGCTTTCTCATATGCGGTCTTCTTGTTTGCAGATAGCTTTTTATATGCGCCTTTTTTATAGGTTTCCCACATTGATTCCAGTGTTACCGATATGGGTTTTTTACCGTCGCGCCGTTCTCGCAGCTCAACAATGTAAGCCAATGCGTCGCGCTTCGTTTCAAAGCCGCCGCGCGTCGGCCTTATCAACACTTTTTTACCGTCAACGATTTTCTTTCCAACAACAACCGCCGCCGTCCAGGTTTCGCCTCGTCTATATGCCGTGCCTGTGCCGTTGCCTCTTGTTTTGGGTTTGCGTTTCGGCGTGTCCTGCTTTCGCCCGCAGCGGTGACAATAGGCCGCGCCCTCCGGCAATTCGGCGGCACACTTTTTATTAATGCAAAGCATAAGCCCTCCTTTGCACAAAGCCCCACCTCAAATGAAGCGGGGCCTATTTTTATATTACCTGTGCCATCCATTCCAAATGTATACCGACAACCACGAGTTTGACAATCAGCAGGCCAACCATCAGCGGTACCATAAACCTGACCTTATCCCGCAATCTGTAGACCAGATACAGTATGCCGCCCACGCCGATACATACTGCGGTCGAGGCGAGAACCGGCTGAGCCATTACCACCCGCTGGAAAAACGGGTTAGCTTCCTCGACAACGCCCAGATGCACGCCTATGGCGGTACATACAGCGTCAACGATTGTCAGTATAAATATTGAAATGAATAGCTTTTTCATGTTAGGATGCAGTGCCAATAGCAACATCGGGTTGCAAAACTCCATCAATTACAGATGCTGTATATGTTTTTCCTCCCGATGTTAAAACATACTCAAATGAAACGGTATCTCCGGCAGATTTATTTGTAAAATCACCGTTTAAAGTAACATAGTCCGCTAAATCTGCACCATCAATATCGTCTGGTGCCAAACCAGGATCAGATGCAAGTTGCGCCTCCATAGCAGTAAGAACGTTTCTCGCATCGCTTAATGCCGCCTTTTCACTTGCGCTTTCCGTAAAGCCCATAAATCTCGGTAATATTATCACCGCCAGAATTGCCAGAACCGCGATAACTACGATCAGCTCTATGAGCGTGAAGCCTTGCTGACCTGCCTTGAATTTTTTCATTGTCTTCATGGTTTAGTGTCCCCTTCTCTTTTAGAAATTTTTATTTTCGATTATTATATCGACTAAAAATAACGGTAATAAATACCTCCGGGCAAATATTATGTAAATAATGGTAATTGAGCAAAAGACCGCCGGACGAGCGGCGGGCCTTTGCGAAAGAGAGTGATTGAAACATGACTAACAATCACAGTAAAATAATAACGCCGCGTTTAATTAATGTCAATATTAAATTATAATATTACAAATATAATTATTACCAAAAAATCGACAAAAATTTACATCGACAATTTTCTACTGTTTTCTATTGTTTTCCGCCCCACAAGGCTGTATATTATTATTGTGTTTGAATTTAATAAAGGCAAACCCGCCGAAAGGCGGCGACGCAAAGCTACAGGGCCTGTAAAATGGCAGCCAGTTGCCGACGATATGCGGCCAGAAGGGCCGCGCTATTTGCCTAAGGGGATGGTTAAATTGTTTATAATTGTAAAATAGCGCTTGACATAAAAGAACATACGTTCTATTATTGACTTACTCGCCGCGATTACGAAAGAAGGGGTATGCGTGAGCATTGAGGAGGCTTACCGGATATATCTCAAATTGGAGGAAGACCAAAAAACGGATTTTAAGGCTTTTCTGATTCGTTTACTTGAAACCGAAGATAACGCACAACCTCGTCCCATTTATCGGCAGGAACGCGTTTAAGTAAATCCAATACCTCTTTATCAAGCTCGTCGCTTTGTGCGTCGGGCTTATTTTTTACGTCCGTTTTGTCCGTCAGATATTCAATGGTTGTATCAAGCTTGTTTGCAATAACAGCAAGCGCGTTTTTATCAGGCAGGCTTTTATTACGTTTCCAATCGGTTATCCATGTTTCAGACTTTCCAAATAGACTGCTGAAATATGAATTACTCCAGCCGTGCCCCATTATTAATTCCTCCACCTTTGTTATGTTAAAGCGCGGTTTTTCATTTGTCGTTTTAGCCAATTTACATTACTCCTTGTTGTGTAATAAATAGAATCCAAAATATCTTTGGATTCTTACTTGACATCCAAAACATCTTTGGATATAATCATATACACAAGGTTATTGAAATTTGGGTATAGAAAAATCGCCTTGTGAAAAGAGGCTTTCACAAAGTGAGGCGGGGACATATTTATACACAACACTATTAATATAATTCCGCTTTTACTGAAAGTCAATACCTTTTTACAAAATTTGGCGGGAAATGAGGTGATTTCTTGAAAAATATATCCGTTTGGGCGAAGGATTGCGAAAAGTCCCTTGTAGATAAGGGCATGAACAAGAAGGAACTCGCGCAAATACTCAGGCTGAATTACACAGTGCTTTGCAATGTAATCAACGGTCACGTAATCAACGACAGCGCGGCAAAGCAGATATGCGCCTATCTGGGCGTGGAGTATTAAGGAGGCACTATGAAACCCACCCTTGACGACCTCGAGAAGCTTGACAAGCGGATGCTGTTAGCGACCGACATAGCGCCATACCTTGAATGCGATGACGGCATTATTCGGCTTCAGGCTCAGACCGACCCCGACAAGCTGGGCTTTCCCGTAATCGTAATGGGGAGCCGGGTAAAGATTCCAAAAGAGGGATTTATCAGCTATTGCAGATACGGCAGGATGGTATTAAGCGTCCTAACCCCGCCGCCCGACCCCGGCGAATAACAGGAAAGGAGGAACGCCCGTGAACAATTCTACCGTTTCTCAAGGATATTTGATCGATAGTAACAGCTTGAACTGCGGACGAGATAAAAACGGCGTGTTTCATTGCAAGTGCGGGAAGTGCAAACCTTTAAATCCTGGCATAAGTCATGATGGCGACGATCGCAGCGACAATGGCGGCGATAGCGGCAACAATGGTAATTGCGGTATTGACAATAAAGCGCCGTGACTCAGTTTTCATCCGAGATACCGGGGTTTCAACAAGCTGATTCAATTTGTCAACTCCGGGCATGTAATATTGCTTTTTTGGCATTTTCACGCCTCCCTTCGCGGAGATTATATCTCGAATATCGCCAAGATTCAATAGCCCCGCCTGACGCGGACAAGAGCACATAAGAAAGGAGAGGAAAATCATGCTTATCCCGGTAAAGGTGACCTACCCGCGCGCAGGCGGAACGCCGGAAGCGGTTATGGCCGACGTGCCGGAGGAAATCATTCTCGACGCATTTTTCGACGTATCCGAATTGACCATGGGCGGCAAACTGCCTGCAACGGGCGCGGACAAATCAGCGTAACCCCGCCGCGCCGGAAGGAAGTTCAAAACGATTCCAAATAAATTTTAGGAGTGTTTTGAATGATCATTGTAAGTCAAGACCGCGATCAGGTGTTTGATTTTGACCCGAAAGACCTGGAACTTTATACCGAGCCTGTACTCAACCCGGAAACCGGTACGCTGTGGGGGATTAACCTTAAGGCGGGGAATTACCTACTCGGCACGTTTGACAGCGTAGATGAAGCTATACGCGAGATTGGGATGATCCACACGCATGACGCAGATGTGTATTATGTGACCGGCTATTATGCGGACGAGGACGGAGAGCCGGAAACCCTGCTTGAAGCTGTGTTGAGGGAGGGTACCGACAATGAAGAAGCTCACTGACCGCATGTCTGAGAGCCTAGGCGTTACGTACGCGGTAATGACGGCATTTTGGATACCGATTATTATTATTTGGCTATTTTTGTAAGGAGGTAAGTCCATGAAACGCAACACATCACCCCTGACTTCCGCCGGCTGGGCGCTCGTGATCGCGTGCGCGGTATCCCTCGCGCTGATCATACTGGCGGTGGCGCTGTGAGCGCGGCAAGCCGGAAGACCGGCAAGCGGGTAAGGCATATACGGTCACGAGACGGGTATCAGGCGCTGTATGCCGCGATTTTGAAGGAGGCGAAACGGAAGGATGAACAAACGAAAAAGACGTGACCGCCTCGCCCTCGTCCTCAGCATCCCCGCAACCGCCGTGCTGCTCGCCTGTCTGCTTGCCGGGACGATGGACGCAGAGGCCAAGACAGAGTATGAGCCGACGCCCACACCCACACCGGAGCCGTCCGCAGTGGTGATAGCGGTGCCAAGTCCTAACCTCTCTCAGTCAACGCCGGATATCTATTACATACTCTCCGATGCCGACCGGTCTGAGATTGAGCAAACCGTCATGAGTGAGGCGGGGGCTGAGTGTTATGAAGGCCAGCTTGCCGTGTGTCAATGCATCCTGGACGCCGCTGTCAGGGACGGGATAAGCCCGGTCGATGTGCTCACCGAGTACAAATACACCATGGCGAGAAAAGAGCCGACAGAGAGCGTCAGGGAGGCGGTGAGCGCGGTATTTGACAGGGGCGAGAGGGTTACGGACGAGAATATCTATTATTTTTACAGCCCTGCCCTGTGTGAGGGAAAATGGCATGAGACGCACGCTACATACGTTATGACCATCGGCGGGCATCGGTTTTTTAAGTGAGGCGATTATGACCAGACCGCACAACACCTGCACCGGCTGCGACAACGGGTGCAGGTTGAGAAATGAAGAAAGCGCCGCGACCGCTACCAACAGTCACAGCGCAAGCGAAAATACATCACCACAATAATAACAGATTTTAAAGAGGAGGTCAAGTATGGGCTGGTTAAATATTCGCTATAGCGATTTTAGGCGCATGTTTGGAGATGTAACGATTAATAGGGCCAAGGATAAAATCCGCATTGTTACGTCCGTTTCAAAGTGTGGGGCATCCACAAGCATCTCATGGGATTGGTTTGAACTTAACGCCGAGCATAAAATCATTAAATGTCCGAGGGGTTATACGGGAGAATTTAAAGGCGCAACGGTTCTTGAAATCGAAAGTTTTCCCCCGACAATTTTGTTTGGGAAAGAAGTATAGCGGTGGATAATTGTCACCACAATTATAAGCGCAGAAAGGCGGCGTTGTCAAGTGGCAGGCATAGAGTACATTTTCAGGCACATTTACCCGCCCGACGCGGAGCCTGTGCAATCGCTATTGTGCTGTGAGTGCGGTCGTCAAGTAACCGGCAAGTACACACGCAGAATAAAAACAGGTCAGGCGATATGTAAAAACTGCCGGTTTGCGCATATGTCAAAAAATATAACCGAGGCAGAATGCCGGGAGTACATTAAAGACCGGATCGACGCGCTTTCGCTTGTCCGCGCGGTCACGCTTGTTACCGAAATTGATATGAAGCGGCACGATCTGGACAGTTGGTACTACAGCGGCGACTATTGCGAAATAGACACGGGGGAGTGATATAAAATCGCACAGCTGATTTTTTATGATAACGACCATATTTACGAGGTCGACGGGATTAAGCAGGACAGCGTTTCGGAGGTCATCCGCTTTTTGAGCCGAGAGGAATACGACGATATCAACCAGTACAAGCTTGACAACGCGGCAGACCGTGGACGCGACGCACACAAGGCTTGTGAGGCGCTCTACAAATACGGGAAAATCGAGTGCGACGAAAATATAGTGCCGTACGTTCGGGCATTTATGCAATTTCTAAAAGAACATAAATGCGAGTTTACGGACATTGAAAAGCCGCTTGCGGACACGGAGCGCGGCATAGCCGGAACGCCTGATTTCTGCGGATTGGTAGACGGAGAGGAAAGCATTATTGACCTGAAAGCCATGCAGAGCGTCCATAAGCCGCTTGTTAAGGCACAGCTAAATGCTTACAGTCATTTGCGGATTGTCAACGGAAAGCTTGCGGCGACAAGGTTATATTGCTTGCAGCTTATGAACACCGGAAAGTATCGGCTGTATCCTGTTGCGATAGACCCCACGGAATGGAACGCCTGCCTTGCGCTTCACACGGCACTTAAAAAGAAACATGATAGAGGGATGATTGAATGAACGATTGTTATAAATGCAAATATCGCGGAAGCGTTCCCGGCGACGCGCACTCTTGCTGTCACTATCCCGGAAATTCTACCGGACTATTTGACTTTTTTGACGATGCGAACAAGGAGAATGCACGAAGGTTAAACATACGCGCTAATCGGCACGGTGTACAAATGGGGTGGTTTTTCTGGCCCATAAATTATGATCCCGTATGGTTGCAAAACTGCGATGGTTTTTTACCAAAAGAAGGTGTACAGGGTGGCATATAAGCGCAAATATCACAGGGGCGGTCACATTCTTTCTTTGGACGAATTGGTAAGGCAGGATTTTGTTTACTGGTGGAACAAGATAACCCCGCGCGGTTGGTTCCTATCTTGGAAATTCAGAATGGCCGCGAATGCTATCGGGGAAAAAGGCTGTATATATTACGCAATCAAGGAGGATGAAAATGCCTGAAAACACAGAAATCGCCGTTGTGCAGGAGCAGATGGAGCAGCTTGCACAGCAACCCATGACACAGAATCTATTGCAGAATACAAAGGCGTTGGCGGTTATTGCGCGTCTTGCGGAGCGTTACGCTAATAGCAGCATGGTTCCCGATACATACAAAAAGAACCCGGACAACTGCTTTGTGGCTTTAGAGCTTGCAAGTCGTATGGACGTTTCCCCCGTACTTGTGATGCAAAATTTATACATTGTACAGGGCAAGCCGTCGTGGTCAGGGCAGGCGTGCAAAGCGTTGATTGACGGATGCGGTAAGTTCCGCGACAGCGAGTACATTATGACCGGCAACGAGGACAACGGGACGCGCGGTTGCTATCTACAGGCCGTAAATATCCGCACGGGCAAAACGATACGCGGCACGGAAATCAACCTGAAAATGGCGCTTAACGAGGGATGGAGCGCCAAAAACGGCAGCAAGTGGAAAACCATGCCCGAACAAATGTTAAAGTACCGCGCCGCCGCTTTTTTCGCCCGTACCGAATGTCCGGAAGTTTTGATGGGGTTTCAAACGGCAGACGATATTGAGGATGTTCACGGCGCAGAGAATCCCATGCCGCAGAAGGTCACAATCAGCTTGGAGGATTAGAGCATGGCCGTAACCGTTAAGAAGGGCGACACAATTACCGCCGTGGGCGTTCATTCCGGTACGAGTTCAAAGGGACAATACTTTCTTTGCAAGGTCAAGGGCGAAAAGGCCGGAGATCAGATCACAATCTGGAATAACGGCGGCTTTGAGTGTTCGGAGGGAGATCAAATCAGAATCGTTGACATTCTGGAAGTCAAAAAGTACAAGCGAAAGTATAACGAAAAGTGGTACGACGAAACAGACGTTATTGCCGAGCTTGAATTGATTGGCAACGTCCCGGACGTTTCCACAAGCAGTTTTGAGGACATTACGGACATCAACGGCGACAGGCTTCCATTTTAAATCCCTCCAGCCCCACACGCGGCAGCCTTAAGCGCAGCGCACATGCCGGGGCGATTACGATACGGCTGTAACAATGACTAATAAGGGCGGCGCGTCCGCTGCGCTTGCCGCCTGATTTGAAAGGATGAATGATTGTGAAATCAATAAAAATTACAGCATCGGGCGAAGTGTCGGTTATTGATATTAAAAAATATATGGACTTTTGGGATTTGCTCGGGGATTGTCCTGAGCACGTAAAGCCAAAGCGTTTAATTGCGCCGTTTTGCATGGTTGTTGACGAATGCGGCCTTTTGAAAAATCTGCCGGTGAATAATTTCGGTTCATATCTTTATCAGACGGATATTCACGGCAGTCCGATTGCCGGAGATATTTATATAGCAAAAGACGTTTGTTCTGGCGGCAGTTATGACACAATCGGATTGGACGATTCGGAAATAATCGCTATTGCAAAGCAATATCCGATTTATTTACTTAAGCTTTTAGAGCCTGCAAAGGTTTAATTAACCTGTTCCCGTCACGGCATCGGGAAGAACAGACAAAGCGGGCCGCTTGCCGTGACCGGCGGCCCGGAGGAAAGGCGGCAATATGAAACCATTTATATTCCCGACGATCTTAATAATCCTTGACCTGTGCGCGTCAGGCGTTTACTTTGTCGGCGGCGACTGGAAGCGCGGAATTTACTGGATAGCGGCGGCGGTTCTGACCGCCTGCGTGACGTTTTGAGGTGGGTATGCTTGAACTGAATCATTTGTATTTGGGCGATTGCATGAAATATATGAAAACCATGCCTGATAAATGGGCAGATTTAGCTTTGGTTGACCCTCCATATGGAATAGGCATGGATGGCGGGAATGTTGGTTATCGCGGTTTCAACAATTTTGAAAAGAAAAATTGGGATAAATCTCCGCCGCCAAAGCAATATTTTAACGAATTGTTCAGAGTATCAAAAAATCAAATCATATGGGGAGGAAATTATTTTGAATTGAGGCCAACCAGGTGCTTCTTGATATGGGATAAGGGCGCTGGATTTAAAAACCGTTCATATGCCGAAGCAGAATTGGCGTGGACATCGTTTGACGCCAATGTAAGAATTTTTCAACGCGATCCACTGGCTAAAGGAGATTACCATAACAAGCTTCATCCATGCGAAAAACCGGTTCAGCTCTATGAATGGCAGCTTAGATTATTTGCCCACCCCGGCGACAAAATACTCGACACCCATGTCGGCAGCGCGTCAAGCCTTATCGCTTGCCACAATCTGCACTATGACTACATAGGGTTTGAGATTGACAAGGACTATTGGAAAGCGGCAATGGAACGGCTGGAGGCCGTAAAGGCGCAGACAAGATTGTTTTAAGGGCGTGACATTAAATGCAACCGATATTGGACGTAACGTGCGGCGGTCGCATGATGTGGTTCGACAAGCACAATCCGGCCTGTCTGTACATTGACAAACGGAATGTAGAGCCGTGTATGGTGGGCAAAGGGCGAAACGCCAGACGGTTTAGTGTGGATCCTGACATGACGGCAGATTTTACATCTTTGCCGTTCGATGATAATAGTTTCTATTTAATCATTTGGGATCCGCCTCACTTAATCCGTGCGGGCGAAAAAAGTTACATGGGTATTAAATATGGTTGCCTTGATAAAAACTGGCAAGAAACATTGCGACTTGGATATAGCGAGCTTATGCGGGTGCTTAAACCATACGGCACGCTTATATTCAAGTGGAACGAAACGCAGGTCCCCACATCGGAAGTAATCATGGCTATCGGGCAGGAGCCGCTTTTCGGGCACATCAGCGGCAGAACAAGTAAAACGCACTGGATGACTTTTATGAAGCTTCCGGATGAAGCAAAAGCGCAGACAAGGCTATGGTAAAGGGGATGGAGTATGGCAAGAAAGCGGATGATCGACCCCGAATTCTGGCGGGATGAAAAGGTCGCGCAATTAAAACCGATTGAGCGCTTATTGTTTATTGGTTTATGGAATTTCGCTGATGATGACGGCTACGGAAGAGCTAATCCCACGCTGATAAAGGCTGACGTATTTCCTTACGACACCCTTAGAGCGCCGGACATCGAAAAAGGCCTTGCGAGTATCGCGACGCTGAAAATGATAACTTTATACGAAGTGGACGGTCAGCAATATTACCATGTACTTAATTTTAAAAAGCATCAATCAATAAACAAGCCTCAAAAAAGCACCCTTCCTAAGCCCGGAGAATCGTTACGGGATGATTACGGGAACGTTACGGGAACGTTACCGCCCAAAAGAAAAGAAGAGAAAAGAATAGAAGAGAATATAAATATAGGCGATTTGAACGCATTGTTTGAAAGCGTATGGTTGGCATACCCAAACAAAAAAGGTAAAGGGCAGGTTTCCGATACGCAGAAGAAAAAACTGTACGCAATCGGAGAAATTGAAATCTTGCGCTGTATCTCCCGTTATCTTGACGGCCTGAAAGCCGACGACTGGCGCAAGCCGCAGTACGGCAGCACGTTCTTCAACAGCGGATACGTTGACTATCTGGATGAGAATTACGCTGAGGAATCCGCAGATCAGCCGAAAAAGAAGAAATACCGCATTGAAATCATAAACGGGCAGGAAGTGGCGATACCCGATGAATAGCGATTACTTAGAAGCCGAATACAGCGTTATAGGCTCCGTACTTATAAACCCTTTCGAGGCGCTGCAAGCGGCGTCCGTCTTAACTCCTGGCGATTTTACGGTTGAGCTTAACCGCGAGATTTACAAGACTGTGCTTGCCATGCGCGAGGCCGGGGAATGCATAGACCCCGTAACCGTACTGAAAAAGCTTGGCGGCACGCAGGAAACCAGACAATACGTCTTGGAGTGCATGGAGGCCACAAGCAGGGCTGCAAATATAGCGGCCTACTCGGAGATCGTTAAAAACGCTTCTATGTTGCGAGCTGTCAGGGACATTGCGTATGCCGTGCAGGAAATGGCCGGAAGCGCGCAGGACTTTACGGAACCGCTCGGATACGCTGTTGACAGATTCACGGCGCTACAGGAAAGCGGAGCGCATGGAGAGCTTGCGGACGGAGTGGAAGCCATGACGGATTTTTACGAATACCGGGACAAATTCGACCAGAACCCGGAAAGTATGTTCGTCAAAACCGGGTTTGAAAATCTGGACGGCAAGCTGATCGGGCTTGTGAATTCAGGACTGTACATACTGGCGGCGAGGCCGGGGGTTGGGAAGACTACTTTTGCCCTGCACATCGCAGATAACGTTGCGGAGCGCGGTTTCCCGGTGCTGTTTGTAAGCCTTGAAATGTCTGTCAGGCAGATAACGGCGAAACGCATAGCGCGGAGGACGGGAGTGCCTTACAACGACCTGCTGATGGGAAATCTAAACGACGAGGCTTATACAAAAATGGCGAAAGCAAGCGGAGACATGGCGAAGCTCCCGGTGTCGGTCAACCGTAGACCGAGCGCGACGGTGCCGCAGATTGAGAGCATGGCTCGGAAGGTCAAGGGCGTAAGGCTTGTCGTTGTGGATTATGTGAACCTAATTAAAGCTGCGGAGAGAAAAAAATCACGGTATGAGGAAATCACAGACATAAGCAACTCATTAAAACAAATGGCTATACGTCTCGGAATCCCCGTGCTGTGCCTCGCGCAGCTAAACCGCGAGAGCGAAAACGAAAAAGGAAAGCGTCCCCGGCTGTATCACCTTCGGGACAGTGGGGCTTTGGAACAGGACGCCGACGCTGTTATGCTGCTTCATACTCAAGAACGCACGGAAGATCAGCAGGAGTGGGAGGGCATAGAATCCACTTGCTATATCGACAAGAACCGGCACGGCAACACAGGAATAATAAAATTCAGCTTTTACGGTGGGCCGGGAAAATTCGTTCCGATACGGGAAAGGGGATATTGACATGCACAGCATAGAAGAAAAGATAAATCTGCTTGAATTTTACGCGAAACGCGAACGCGAAAAAGCAAAAATAACAGGCGACCCGTTCATGCAGGCCGAATATCATCGCAACGCCGACATTCTCCGCGAAGCTGCGGAGGATTTGAGGAGCACACACAATGACAGCGCATAGAACGCATGTGCGGGTGACGCCGTTAAACGTAGCGCCGCGAACAGGGGCATGGCAGTATACGGACATGGCACAAGGCGCAGAGCGCGTCCACGGACGCGAGAGGGGCATAGAGCATGAGCGTCAACATATCCGACCTGCCCGAATCGGCACAGCGGCAGAAAGAAAGGGAAAATATGGGTTACATACTTGCGGTGGATCCCGGCAACGAAGAAAGCGCATGGGTATTATTGGGCGAAGATTTAGCGCCGATCAGATTTGCAAAGGAAAACAATAAAAAGGCGATGGAAAGCATTTCCGGGATTTATCTTGAAAACGTATCTGATTTTGTGGTTTATGATCCGCTGACCGTTGTCGTTGAAATGGTAGCGTCTTACGGAATGGCGGTAGGCAAAGAAGTTTTTGAAACGTGCGTATGGATAGGCCGGTTTATCGAACAGGCTGAAACATACGGTTATAAGGCTGAAAAAGTATACCGCAAAGATGTGAAGTTGAACCTGTGCGGAACGACGAAAGCGAAGGATTCAAACATCAGGCAGGCATTAATAGATCGCTTCGGGATTGTAGGCACAAAGAAAAGTCCGGGCTTTTTCTATGGTGTGTCAAAGGACGTATGGGCGGCAATCGCCGTGGCTGTAACGTTTGCGGATTCGCAAAAATTGAGATAAGGGAGGTCTGAGCATGGACGAGAAGCAGATCAAAAAGGCGATTGAAACTCTGAAAAGTTTATGCCGTGTGATATATGGGAACAGAGCGCACGTAACCATAACGGCAGAACAGGGGCTTGACTTTGAAACCGCCATCGCCTGCATGGAATTGCAGGCGCCAAAAACGATTAAGATTTTACGGGATAAGCCATTACAGGTTTATATATGCCCGACATGCCGATATGTAGCAGGATGGGGAGACGACGACCCGGTAAAACGTTGCGAACACTGCGGTCAGGTGCTTGACCATTTGCACGAGGAAAGCGAGGCAGACAATGACAAATGACGAGATTGTAAAAGCCTTGCGCAAGTGCGGAACCGATGGAAACGGCTTTTGTGAGGGGTGTCCGGCAGACAATGGAAACTTGCCTTGTAAAGAAAAAGTCATGCACGAAGCCGCCGACCTGATAGAAACACAGCAAAAACGCATCAAGGAGCTGGAGGCCGACGCGGCGCTGCGGAAAGAGGCGGGGAAGGATGAATGAGCTTAAGCCGTGCCCGTTCTGCGGACGCGTTCCAGAATTAGAATTATTTAATGACGGATTTTTTGATTATGCACGTATCCGCTGCTGTTATCTAACGTTCGATTGGTGCGGGGACAAAACCGGTGAGTTAGTTACAACCGCATGGAACCGCCGCGACTGGGAGAAGGGAGAGGGCAAGGATGAAAATCTATAAATGCGATTATTGCGGCAAAAACGAAAATCAAGTAGAGCGTTTAATAATAGGACGCGAAGATGCGGCGATTTGCGACAAATGTATTGAAAAATGCGTACAAATCATCAGGGATAACCGGAAGGAAAAAACCGCGCCGCCGAAGGAGGCAATAACGTGAAAGACAAATCGGATTGCTTCGCCCTGAAAGGGGAGATATGCACGGCGCTGCTGCATAAGAACTGCCCTGAGTGTGTGTTTTACAAGAGCGCGGCACAGATGGAAAAGGAACGCAACGCGGTGAAGAAAAGGCTTGAGAGATTGAACGAAAAGTGACGGAGGATGGGTTATGCCGAATAAGCGCGACCTGAAGCTTGATGAATACGGCATAGATAAAATTACATACCGCGAGCTGTATTATTTCTGTCTGAGCTATCAGCGGAAAAAGGAGCAGCTGCGGGACTGTTATGAGCTGCCGGCCATGCGGATATCCGATATGCCGAGAGGCGGAGCTACCACGGACATAACTAGCAGGCAGGGAGAACGCGCAGCCGCGCTGTCCGGCGACACCGAGGCGATAGAGCAGGCGCTGATATATGCCGTCAGAGAGTGCGGGGCGTACGGCCTTTTTGACGATCTGCTTGAAAACGTAACCCAGGGCATAAGCGGATATTCGCTCGGCGTGCCTAGACACAAACAGGATAAATTTTATAAGGCCAGACGCTGCTTTTTCTTTATGCTTGCAAAGAAATTAAAAAAGATTTGAAAACAGCGTTGAAAAGGACGTGATATAGGGCTTATGCTATTATCGTTAAGGGCTGTCGAGAGACGGCTCTTTTGTTATGCCAAAAAGAAACCCCCGCCTTATTCAGACGGGGTATTTTCCTTAGGTGCGTTAAGGACTTTGCGGGCATCCTCCAGTATGAGCAGTCTCACATATTCACTCATGTTCATACCGAGAACGGCAGCTTTTGCCTCGAGGATTCCTTTTACTTCGGGAGAAACACGAATTACAAGGTTTTCACTTTTTGGCACGGCTCGGCCCCCACTTTTCAATAATATCCCAAAGGATGCAAATTCCGCACAGAATAACAGCCAGAGCATTCAACCAATCGAAGCCATTGCGGGAGAGCGCTAAAAGATTGACAACAAATAGGACAACCAGAGCAGCGCTTAATCCATACTTGCACATATTTCTACGGTGGGGTATAATGCGAGGGGAGGAAGGGGACTTGCGTCCCCGTTCCTTTAGTCCACCAAGGTTTTGATACTTGCGAGGATACCGATGATCAGGGCTATGATTTCGAGTACCTCTTTTAGTATCTGCCATTTGGTGGGCTTCCTTTTTTTCTTAGCCACCGTTTAACCTCCTTTCTGATTATAGTATAACATATGTATATACACTTGTCAATACCTTTTGCAAGATAATTAAAATAATTTTAAAGCATCCGCTATTATGTGGGTGCTTTTATTATGCGGAATGAGGTAACGATATGCCTGACAGGGCGAAACGTTTCTGCAACCATCCGGGTTGTAATAGGCTAACTACACAGCGATATTGCCCTGAGCATATGGTCGAGTATGAGGAACGGCAACAGAAGCAACGCAATGCAAACAGGGAACCAGCCAATGAGCGCGGCTATGATGCGGTCTGGTCTAAGGCGCGCAAAGCGTATCTTACAAGAACCCCATTGTGCGAGCGCTGTCTTGGAAGCGGGCTGCTGACACCGGCTGTATTGGTGCATCATATCAAGCCGCTGGACCAAGGCGGCGATAGGCTGAACGCAAACAATCTTATGGCTTTGTGCAGGGACTGTCACGAAACAGTGCACGGAAGAAAGAAATAGATTTAAGCCAACAGGTTTAAATAGCATGAAGAATAGAGATTGCAACTCGACAAGAGCGGAACTCCACCGCTCTTTCTTTATGCCCACGATTGGAGAAACGTTAGGAGGACGTTATATGAGCGAAAGTAAAAGAATTAAAAGCATAGTTTATACATGCCAGCATTGCGGTAAGGAATATCATCCGAAAGAAAAAACGAGAAACAAATATTGTTCAAGGGAATGTTTCTTTGCTGATATAGCAGTCAGCCCGAAGCCGCACAATAATCCCGCATGCATTGTATGCGGCAAAGAATTTGAAGGCAGGCCAAATGCTAAATATTGTTCGGATGAATGCAAAAAGGAACGCGAAAGGCGTAGATCAAAAAAGTTTTGGAGTGAGTATAAAGCGGCAGCGATTGTAAATGAGCACATAACTAAGGCCTGCAAATGGTGCGGCAAGGAATACACGACAAACTTTATGGCTAACTCAAGATATTTTTGTTCGGACGTGTGCGCCAAAAGACATGGAAAGCTTCAAGCGAAATCGCGAAAGCGCGGGATATTCATTGAACCCGTAAGCTTTGCGGATATATACAAGAGAGATAAGGGAATATGCCAGATATGCGGCGAGCCTGTAGACCTGTCGGTTAAGACATCGAATAGAATGGGTGCAACGCTCGACCATAGAATTCCGCTGTCGAAGGGCGGGACGCATGAACCTAACAATGTACAGCTTGCGCATAGAATATGCAACGCGCTGAAAAGTGATCGATTGGCGTGAGTTGCCAATATATGGCAGGGGGGTCTTGAGAGCTGGGGCTTCTTGCCGAAAAC